GCCCCGCCGTGAAATTCACAAAGACTTCCCCATACCCCCCCAGGGTTAACCCACATCACCCTAGGATCGCCCCACGCGCTTGGGATCGCCCCACGGGATCACCCTATGTGATCCCACATCATCCCATGGTGGAGCGATGTACTCCCGACCACACACGTTGCAGAACCACACATACAACGGGCTTTGCCCTATGCTGTAGATCGAGTGGCGATCGGTACGTTCCACCTGGCGATCTTCCCCGCAATGTGGGCACCGCATTACAAACCGCTCCGAGTCTTTCGCATATGGCACGGATTACAGAGCGATTGCCAATTACTCAGTTCATCCCACATGAGTAGGGGATCCCCGTTATGTGGAACCACGTGATCCACTTGCGTGGCGGGGGTAGAGCGGTGCTCGTCATAGCATTGGCTCATTACGGGTAATTGCCCATTAGGCCGCATGCCGCATAGGGGGTACCGCTTGCGGAAGTCTCGAGCCCGCCGATCCCACCGTGCCGTATAGCCCCGCTGGCGAAAGGTGCCCTTGACGGAATGGGTAGTATCCACGTGCCGCGGGCATCGCCCACGGGCCACGAGCTCCCCACATCCCCGCTCGGCGCAAAACTGCATTAGGGCTTTACTCGCTTCACGATAAACCGCACGGGCCGAAATCGTTTGCACTTTACTTTGGGCATTCCGAACACATCAGGGATCCATAAATCTAGTTTTAGATGTTCCACTGATTTATCGGTGTGATCGGTTATCCATCCGCCACATTCACACACCCGATACAGTAGAAATGCCTGAGCCGCTATCGTCGCCCGATCACGTTTCACCGTCACGGCTCCCCTTGTGGGCATGGGCTCCGCGGGGTGGTGCCCACATCGATCCGCCCTTCGATCGCACACGCCACCATCACCACGAGAGCGAGCGCAATTAGTACATAGGCAATACGCTGCATGGCTATTCGATCTTTCGTGGTGGTATCCATTTCCACTCTCGTGGTGCATTCGATGGGGGTTCGCAACTATCGTTGCACTCGCACATTTCCATCCCGTCGCCGTGCATACAGTAGCCAAGCCCATGGCAGATATCATCGCAACACGTTAGAATCCAGCCCTCACCACCGCAGTGCTCGCAATAGCCCTCATCCTCATCGGGAAAGAAATCATCTGGTTCGTCGTCATATGTGCTCATGGCTAGTCAATCTCCACGATCGTGATCCCGTGGTTGGCTTCCACGATCTTTTTCCGTAATTGGTAGGCTTCCGTGCGGGTGGGCTTACTCTTCACATCTTCCACCACCACCGCCCCCGAGCGGCCATCGAGATACCGGAAATCCGCGGTATATCTCCCGATCGTGTGAAGCGTGAGCGGGCCCTCCTGGAAGAGCTCGGGCACCATGAGCGGGAAGATGGGGTGGACTTCCAAGTCCGCGATCAGGCCCGCCCCGAGCATGAGCTTGAGCTCGTGGTAGCGGGCGGCTTCCCGCTTGCTGTCAAAGCGGTAGCCATCCACGTGTATGGCGATCGCGTGGTACTTCTGCCGCTTGGCGGCGGGGGCTTCCCCGTGCTCTTCCGCTTTGAGCCGAGCGGCTAATTGCGCCCACGCTTCCCGATCGTTGCTCATGGGATCCGCGTAATCACCACCACGATGCTTTCCCATTTCAGTTTCGAGCTCTCAGGAAGTGCCCGAAATACGGCCTTGCGTGCGGCTTCGCTCGGGTCAGATTCAACGATCTCCGCCCGGACGCACACCGGCTCACCCCGATCGGATTCAAACGTCACCACGCTACGAAAGACCCCTGATTTTATTAAGGCTTCGGCCATATGCCCTCTATTTCCGCTTCCGTGGTGTCTTTTTCGGATCCACGCAGGGGGCGATCTCTTCCACGAGCGTGGCGAGCTCTTGGATCCGGTGGGCGGCTTGGTAGCACGTGGCCGCACACACGCGAAATTGGGCGGCATGCGCCATTTCGGGGTGCATCCGCACCGCGGCGGCATCGAGTAATTCGCCCACCTGCTGCATGGAGCGGATGAGCTCCACGGTGGGGCGGGGGAGTTTGGCCCTATACATACAAGGGGAGCCCCATTTGCTGTAAGCGGCGGGCGGTAATTTCGCAATACCGCTCTTCCCGTTCAATCCCGATCGCGTGCCGCCCGAGTCGTTGAGCCGCCACTAATGTGGTGCCCGAGCCCATGAACGGATCCGCGATGAGATCCCCCACATCGGTGAAATCGGCCACCAGGGCCATCATGAGCGGCTCGGGCTTTTCGGTCATATGGAGAGCGGGCCCACCTTCGATCGTGGATGCCCGCATGCTTTGATACACACCCCGCTTCCCGCCGCCATTCCACCGCGATCGCCCCTGCTGGTGAGCACAGACGATCGACTCATAGCCCATGCCAGGGCGATCCCCTGATAATTGTGGTTGTGCATCCCGTTTGATCCAGGCACACGTGCGGCGGTAATTGAGCCCGCCATTGACTAAAGCATCCCGCCACTTTGCCACCGCTTCCACTTGGCAAAACACTAAAGCCCACCGTTGCACGATCCGTGTGATCGCGTGGCCGATGTAATCGCGGAGCTCATCGGTAATCGGCTCGAAATCTAAGGGGCGGCTCGTCACACCCCCGTACACATCCCCACCACCATCAATCTTCGTGCGGCGGCTTAGCGTGTGGGCTTCCTGCTCGTAGGGCGGATCCGTAATCACATGATCCACGGGCCCGAGTGTGGGGAGCACATCCCGACAATCCCCGAGATAGATCGTGATCCCCTCATCGGAGTAATACGGTTTCATTTCCGCGATCCCGCCCACGGTCTTTCGGTTTCAAAGGGTAAAACGCCCCACCGCACGGCGGGCGGCGGATCCGTGGTGCCATTACTGCAATGGTTGCCGATCACGTCCACGATCCAAATGCCGGTATTCCCCGTACTCGCCCGATACGCCACCACATCCCGCGCATAGGTACTGCACCCCGCTTGCTTACACAAATAACCCCATCTGGGATCGCGGGCTTGGAGCGTGGCGATTACCAAGTCTAAAAACCGCCATGCACTCTCCCCGCTTGTTTCCTGGCAGCTATTGGCGAGTAATCCCGGATGGGCGGCGGCTATGTCGCGGGTCACGGGCTCCCCATAGGCGGGAAGCGGGAGTACCGCACCCGTGGGGCTCTCCCCACCGCTCGAGCTCGGGGCGGGCCCCGTATCGGATCGATCGGTGCTGGCGGTATTCGTATTCGTGTTGGTATTACTCACCGTGATCGGGGTGCTCGTGGGAGCCGTGGGGGTGGCGGCGGGGTAGACGTTCAAGTCACATCCCACGGTGGCGAGCAGTAATACAGCGATCAGTAATCTCATGGGCTCCCTTTTACGTTCCACAATCCGCACACACCTGGCGATCGGCTTTATACACCCACGCATACGAGCCGCACCGCGGGCACCGTGGGGGCTCGGGCTTGGTATACCCCATCCGCCGTAATTGCTCTTGGGGGGAAAGACTCCGCCACCGTTGGGCTTGATCCGCGGGAGAGAGCCCCATGGGGGTAATTGGCTCTGGTGGGGCCGCTTCTCTGAGTGTGCGTGTCCAGTGCTCCCCGAGGAGCCAATACGTCATGGCCGGAATATAGCGGGGGATCTCCCATTGCTCAGACCGCTTGTGCTGCTCGAGAGCGGCCAGGAGCGTGGCGAGCGGGGCTTTCTGTAAGGCCGCCTCAAAGGCCGCTCGGGCTCTCGTGCCGGCTTCCCGTTTCGCCTGTGGATAGGCCGCTCTGAATTGCTCAAAATCTTCCATTGGAAAATTTCTCTCTGATCCATCCAATTGCTTGTTGTGACTAATAGCAAAGGCGCAACGAAGAGACATGGACAAATCGGCTATCTCTAGATTTCTTTTTTCTTTCTTTCTTTTCTTTGGTTCTTTCTTTTCTTTCTTTCTTTTTTCTTTTTGCAACAGTTACGGGGATTTCCACAGCCCTGTGGAAATTGGACTTTCGCCCCCTCTTACTCGCACACTTCAATCACGAGCCGCATCCGACAATCACACCGCGGGCATGTGGCATGGGCGAGCGTTTGGCCAAAGAGAATGATTTTCCACACGGCGGATAAGTAATGGCTGCACTTGGGGCACCCCCATGTGGAAAACACATCATCCCCAGGCCGATAGGACGCTAGCCGCAAGGTAATCACGGGCTCTTTGGCTTGCTCGATTAATTCCGTAATCGAAGCCAAGAGCTCGGGGGTGGCGGAAAACCACTCTTTTTTGTAATGCCACCGCTTAAACCGCTCGTGGAGCTCCCGATCGTCCTTGCCGTCTTTCACCGTGATCGTGCCGAGTAATTCAAAGCACGGGTTGCCGCATTCCAATTTGGAAAACCGCCGCTGGATCGGTCGATTGGTAAAGCCAATCTTCACGAGCGAGAGGGTTTTGAAATGGCATAACAGGAAATACACGAGCCGCGAGCCGCTATTAGCGACCACGCCATCCGCATCCATGCCCCAAAACGATTGCTGGATCGCCATAGATTAAAACGGCGGATCGTCTACTTCCGTGATCGTTTGGATCTCGGTGCCCACGCCCGTGATCTTGGCGGTAATCTCCACAAGGGCATGGGCCGCTTTGAGTGAGATCACTTGTGCGCCGATCTCGGGATCGAGTGTCACCACTTGCTCACCCGTATCGAGCACCGCCGTAATCTTGGTGCCGCCCTTCGATCGCCGCCCTTCCACGATATGCCCGCGGATCGGCGGGTGCGGGAGCGGATCGGTTAAGAACGGAGCCCACGCTTCGGGTACTGGCGGGGAGACTTCCGCGGGCACCGCGGCGGTAGATGCCCCTACCACGCCACCCCGATCAGGGGGTGCCGGTGCCCGCGAAACTTTAGGAGCCGCGTGCTCTTTCGGAGCGGCTTGCTCCATTTCCTCATTCACGTAGAGCCCTGTTAATTGCTTGGGAAAGGCTTTGCGGAGAGCCAGGGCTTCCGCACACTTGCCCAACATGGTGTGCGGCATCTTTTGCCACATGAACGCTTGATCGGGCACGTATTCACTCCACCGAGCCGTGGCCGTAAACGGATACCGTTGCCCCTGCACGAGCCGATACACCGTGACCGTGGCCGCAAAGCTCGGGCTCTTCACGGTGCCCGTGAATACGGGCTCATCGATCCCTGCACATTCGTTGGACTCTGCCGCCCGCGTACGTAGGAAATCAATACTCGTGACGGGGGCATATTTCCCGCTTCGCTTGGTGAAGTGGATCAAGCGATCCAGCGGGTGGATGCCCTGGCGAGCGCAATCGTAGAAAAACAGCTTGAGCTCTTCGGGGGTGGCGTCTTTGGCAATCGTGGCCCGAATGATCTCTGCCTCTTCCGCCGTCACAGCGGGGGCGGTGGGGAGCGGGGCCAGGGCGGCGGCTCGATCGGTCATAGCGCGATCCTTTCGCACAGCTCGATTTACGCGATCGTCACGAAATTGCATTCGCCGCTGGATCGTTCGCATATCCACAAAGCGGCGTCCCATGGCGTGCCTTACGCCGCGGGGGATTTCCGCCGCGGGCTCGCTTTGGCGGGCTTGGCCTTGGCGGGCTTCGCTTTTCCTGGCTGATATTTCTTGGTGGCGAAACCATGTTTCGCGTAGCGGTCATCTTGCTGCGTGGCAATGTCTTTCTCCACGTCAGACTTCCGCCACCGGTAGGGGTACTTCCGTGCGGGGAGCGGGTGAAAAATGCCCTGGCGGCACTTCCACGTGATCGTGGCGGGTTTCAGGCAGTAGATCGCCGCCATATCCTCCACGGTGAGAAACACATCCACACCCTTAACCTGGGCACGAGCCGAGAGCGCGGCGGGATCGATAAACGCCATAGCCAAACCTCCCCGAGCGGCGGAGCCGTGCGATCGAGCGTGAGTAGCAAGTGATCACCACGGTGGGATCGGGTGATCACGGGGCGATCCAAAGTCTCCGGATGTTTTAGAATGTCTGCCATTGGGTGTCAACTATCGTACGTATTGAATGTTGAATAATGTGAAATAATGGGTGCACGGCTTGTACCGCACCGGAGAGCCGTTGCACGGAAAGGATCACGATCACTATGCCGACTCGGCGCATCGCAATCGAAGCGGGGATATCACGGCGGGGGAAATGGCTCGTGGCGATCGTGCGGATGGGCTCACGGGCCACGGCGGAGATCCCGCCCCGGACGGAGCGATGGCCGCTCGGCACCGATTTGCGGATCATCCGTGCATGGCGGCACCGGCAGCAAGCGGAGATGTTGGAGCTCCGCGATCGCACCGAGGGCCCGAGCTCGGGCACCCTGGCGGGCGATGTGCCCGCGTTTCTCGATTTGCTCCCAGTGGGGCGGCGGCGGCAAGACTTCGCGGATCTTCTGGCCCATTGGATCGCGTGCCCGCTCGGGGCCGAGCCCCGCGATACGCTCACCCGTGAGCACATACTCGCCCAACGATCCCGCTGGCTCGAGACTGGAGCGAAGATCGTCACGGTGAATCACCGCTTCCGAGCGTTACGGGCTCTCTATCACACGTTAGACGGGCTCGATACACCCCACCCCACGGATGGGATCAAGTACTTGCGCCCCCCGCGGCGGCGGCACCGCTTCATTCCGATCAACTACGTGGAGCAAATCCTTGCGGCCATTCCCGATCGCGGGCGGGCGGCTCGCCATGGCACCCGCCCCGATCACAGTGAGCTCAAGATCCGCCTGACGATCATGGCGTGGACCGGGATCCCGCCTATGCAGTTAGAACGGCTTCGCCCCCGTGACGTGGATCTCGTGCACGAGCGGATCACGTTGCCGCCGCGGCATAAGGGCACGGGCACGGGAGAGAAACCGCTTCCGCTCGATCCGCACGCGGTAGACGCATTCCGGGAGTATGCCCGGGTGGGCTTGTGGGGAAAGCCCTTCTCTCGATCGTCCATGCTGAAATCGTGGAAGGGCGGGATCCGCCGTGTGACCGCCGCACTTGAGCAAGCCGCTCGAGACTCGGGCGATCGCACCGAGGTGGACGCCTTCATCGACGCGATCCCCGAGCGGTGCCGCCCGTATGATCTCCGCCATTCGTTTGCCACGGAAGTGTACCGGCTCACGGGGGATCTCGGAGCCGTGGCGGAATTGCTCCAACATGCGAGCTTGGAAACGACCAAGATTTATACGGGCGGGGCGATCTCGGAGCGGGTGAGCGATGCCATGGTCAAACTGGCCCGCCGTTATCCCGCACCCCCACCCGCCGCCGCTCCACGGCTCAATAAGCGGGGCTCGCTCCGCTCGGTAAAATAATGGGAAAGGGAAAAGACATTACCCGCATCGAGCGGGATCGTATGCTCCGCGGAGATTGCCGCCATTGCGGGGGCCCCGTTCCGTGCTGGTCACAGTTTGGTGACGTTCGTGTAGGCGTGCGGAAGCCCAAGCCAGCACGGCTCAAGCGTGGCTCGTTACGCTCGGTGAAGTAGAAAGGGCGTTTTATGAAACGGCTTGCACCTGGTGTTTATGATGACGGTAAGGGCGGAATGCATATCGACCTTACGGAGTTACTAAGCGCCCATGGATTTCACGATACCCCCGCAAATCGAGAAGCACTCATTAAAGCCGTTCACGAAACGTATACCGGACCCATCACGGAAACGGACGCGCCCGTGCCGCGCTACCACGTCATACCGGAATATAACGAACACGGGGGAGTAGGATGGGCTATTTTTAATCGTGAACACCAAAGAACCGAGGGCGGATGGTTTGTTGATAGGACCGCCGCCGAACGAACCGCCGATACATTAAATCAATCCGCCCCCGTGCGCCCGTCGTATATATGCCCGTGGTGTCACCGCGTAAGTTACAACCCACACGATCTTAAAAACCGCTATTGCGGTGCCTGTCACCAATTCGCGGAAACTCTATAAAGATCCATATGGGTTTCCATGCTCCACCAATGGGCCGCCCCACCCCGCCAATCGACTTGGTTTAAAATGACGATTGACACCGCGATCTATCTGCAATCGATCGCGTTGATCATTCTCGCCATAGCGGTGGCGATCCTGAATTATTCGGTGCGGCGGTTAATCGCCATGCTCGCCATGGCCATGGGCCACGATGAGCCCGAGCCGCCAGACGATCACGACGAGAAATCGATCTCATAATTCGCATAGCGGAAGAGCAATTCCAAGATCACCCACCGAAGCGAGCGGCCCTCTTCCGCCGCTCGCCGCTTCACCGCAAGCCAGAGCTCACGGTCAATATTCCGTACATGAAAGCCCACGGGCCGTTGCCGCCGCCCCACCCGCGGCTTCCGAGGGGGCTTAAGGGGGAGCTTGCGTCTTGCCATGGATAACACCCTCCGTGAGTTCCGTGTGTGCCCCCGAGCCCCCGTGCGTGCCCCCTGCGGCCAATGGCGATAGAGCCCCGGTTTTCGCCAAAGCCGCTCTATGCATGCGGAGCCAAAAAGGGGCACGCACGGGGGCACGCACGCGATCCGAGATATCAATATTTCCTAACAATTCTCAACATTGTATAACACTCCCGTGCGTGCCCCTGCACGGGAGTGGGTGCCGCTAACTCGTTGAGTCTAAAGGTGCGCCCGCCGTGATTTGAACACGGGGCCCCCGGTTTAGGAAGCCGGGAGCGTCATCTTTTACGCTTACTGGAATAAGGTGTTAGCGAAAGGGGCACGCACGGGGGGCACGCACTTTCGGTATTCCGCCCCCATTGGGCTCCAATTTTCCACACCGTTGCCCGCGTGCAGACGGCTCCGCTCGAGCCGTGGTACACACAGGGCTATGACAGGATTGGACACACGGCGATCGCCGGATGTGCTCTTGCTCGATCTCATCCTGGCGGGCATTGAAGAGGGGATCATCCGCACCGAGCGGGATCTTGCGCGGCTCTATCGCTGGCTCGCGCTACGGCAGCACCACGCCCACAAGCCGCAAGAGCAAGATCACGATCACGAGCACCCCGACCACCCGCACGACCACCCGTATGGGCGGCGGCATCGGGATCATGCTCTCCACGAGATAGACGATCACGCCGACAATTACCACCGCAAATAAGATCCCGATCATTCGGTGCCCTTTCTATGAGCGGGTATAGCTAGAGCTCGGAAGGGCCAAACCGCTCGGTAAACTCTTCCGCTGAAATTACTTCGATCGGCTTCCCGTTGTAACGGTTACTAATCACCCATTCGGTGAGATTCACCACCACCCACCCTGAGGGTAGGGCCACCCGCGGCTGGCCGTCTGTAAAGAACGGCGGATTCCCCGGATCGATCACGACGCCCACGGGGAGCGGGGCTGTTTGCAGATATTGCTCTGCATAGATTTTTACGGGGCGTTCTGTGTGGGGGGTTTGATTACCTTGTGGGGGAAACGGTGCGGCCATTGTGATCACGTTCCTTATCAAACAAAATACGATCCATGAATCACCATATTCACGCCCGCTAAGCTGGAATTGATACGTGGTTGTCCGTTGGCATGATCGAGAATGTCTAGTTTATTCGTCCCCCCTGCGGCAAAAAACCGTAACGGATACGGCCCAAATCCTAAATAAAACCCGCCATGATACGCACTGGCCGCTGGATAGGGCAGCGTGAAACTCGCCGCCCCCGCGTGCAGCGTAGAGGGGTAGATGATTTGCAGCGTAATCGTAGCCACCTGACGTACCCGTTGATAAATCCCCACACCAGTTAAGGCGAGATTCGCCCCACTCAGATCAAACGGCGTCCACGTCCCTGTCTCAAAATCGGCATCAATTTGGTTATAGAGCTCTTGCTTCCAGGCATTATTGAGGATCGTGCCCGTGGTGCCCGTGCCGTCATCATCGATCATCGCCGTGCGAGTAATCGCCATTTAGTTTTTCTCCGTCACGACGAGATCCATAAAAGTGCTCGGCTTCACGATCCCACCCGTGCAGATACGCCGCGGCGGGAGTGTGGGAAGGGGAAACGTAATCGCCACCCGTAAGATCGTCACTGTGGTATCCATCGGCGGGGCTACCGCCGCACTCGATAACGCGATCACTTGCGATCGCCCGGGTAAGGCGTTGAGATCATCCGTCGCCCACTCCACCGATACGAGCGGATCCCGAAAGTTGGCCAGATCCGCATCGGCCCGGGCTTGCGCCCCCTCGTAACTATATCGGCCATCCTGCACGAAGCCTTCCAGCGGCGGCCATGCCTCAAGCGTGGTTTGTGCCCGTGCGAGCACCACCACAGGACTATTGACGGGTTGGGATCGTGTGGACGGCTCCCCCGCCCCCGTGCCCGCCCAATCCAATCCATAGGGCTCAAGATTCAAGACGCTATCCACCCATTCCACCGTGGTATCCGCGGGGATCGCCGCGGTAAAGGTAGCGTACGGGTGCCCTTCACTTGGGGCCCCCGCCAGTTGCATCGCCCACACGCCCGCGAGGGGATCGCCCGTGTAAGTGGTGTAGCGGGAATATTGATTACCCACGCGGATCCATCCAAACGCGGGCGGAAGCACGAGCATTTTTTTGAGCGAGATTTGCCCGAGCGGATTACTCGGCACATAGTCCACGGCCACTTCCGTTTGAGGCGGATTGGCCCCCAACGCCGCCACGCGGGTGGGTTGGGCCACACGCACCCATTGGGTGCCCACTCGGGCAAGCCAGGGCCCCGCCGTGGGCCACACCCCCGCATCCGCCACCCCGAGCCCAAGGGCATTGGAATAATACGGGGTGGTGGTGGGGAGACTCACCAAGCTCTCCGTACGGCGACCCTCCACGATAACCGCCCGCCGCACTTGTGTGGCGTCATCGGTGCGGCGGAATGCGTGGAGCGTGGAGAGCCCCACCGTGAGCGGGGTGGGATTGCTTTGGAGCGGCTCGCTCACACTCCCCGCCCAAGCGTGGACAGTGAGCCCTTCGATATAAAACCCGCCGCCCACGCTCGCGGTTAACGTCCGCATGACCGTTGAGGGCCGTTGGTTGACGACATCAAACGCGGGGATCGCGGGCATATCCGCTTGCACAAACGCGGTGGAGAAATTCAGCGGGTGGGTAGCTTGCGATAGATTACAAAACCACTGCACTAAAAACGCGATCGATGCACTCACCGATTGGGCGGGAAAGCGATAGGTGACGATTCGGGCATCAAACCGCCACATCGGATCTTGGCATTGGATGGATCGCCACGGGGGCTGTTCATTCAACAGCCGCCAGTCACTTTGACTTGTCACGATGTAGCCATGAAAGAGCGGGGGCCCGCCCGGGGCCCACGCAATCCGTATCTCCTGGCCCACTTGCGGAATGGCCGCGGGTGGCTCTTGGGGCTTCAACGTGAATGAGCAGGTATCGGGCTCATCGTTGAGGGCTTGGGTAATGTGGAGTGTATTGAGTAGGAGAATATCGCTTATATCGGTGGTGCTGATGATATTCCCCGAGGTATCCCGCACAATCCAATCGATCGACGTAAGGATCGACACGTAATTACTCCGGGTGGTGGCGGAGCGGGCGATCCCCGAGCGGGCATAGAGATACGCTTGCTCCCCGGGCGTATCGAGCGGGCCGCTATGCAGCGCGGTTGCGATTGGTAAGGCCATACTTGGCCGTGAGGGCATCGTTGACTTTATCGGCTAGTCGCTGTAAATCCCCTGGCGTATCGAAAAACGCCCCTTGGGCATTAATCGTAATCACCACACCACCACCGCCGCCGCTCACGGAACCATTCCGTACTGCACTTTCCGGGATCACCGCTTCTTTTCCGTGGAGCATCGCCAGGGTGCCCGAGCCGAAATCTACAAAGCCATTGGTGCCCGTGGCAAACCCTGGCACGGTGCCACCGCCCTCACGCGGCACACTATTAGGGATCGCTTTTATCGCGTGTGCGTAATCTTCCGCGGCATCCGTGGCGTTTTGAAACGCGGTGGTATCCCGATCTAAAATCTTGTTGAGATTGGCGATCGCGGAGTCATATTGCTGTACGGTTTTGGCATCAAATACCGCCTGCACCGCATCCAGATTCCCTTCGAGCTCTTGCACGCGGGGGTTGAGTTTTTCTAACCCGCCCTGCAATCGGAAAAATTCATCACGCATCGGGGAGACTTTTTTAGACTCTTCCGATGCTCCAAAGAGATTGGCGATAAAGGGCACGAGCGCGGCGGTAGCGGCCACGATCGCCCCAACCCAATCCCCTTTCTTAAGAGCGGCGGTAATATCCTGCACCGCGCGGGCTCCCACCGTCGCCACTTGTGCCCATTTCTCGTTTATCCCGGAGAGAATACTTTCCACCCCCGCCATGGATTTACTCAAGCCGTCGTTAAACTTGGAAAGGGTGCTCACTTGGGGCGGGAGCTCGGTGATCGTGGTTTGCGCGGCTTTCCATGCGTCCAGCGATCCCGGTGGCGGCTCGGGGAACATCTCCCCCTTGTGACTC